TAAACATAACCCCATCTCTCATAAACATAACCCCATCTCTCATAAACATAACCCCATCTCTCATAAACATAACCCCATCTCTCATAAACATAACCCCATCTCTCATAAACATAACCCCATCTCTCATTAACGTAATTCACCTTCACCCCTCAATTGTATGCGCGTCGAATTCAAAAACTGCTGAAATCCTACAGGAGGTCCAGATGGACCGCTCGTTGAAAGTCCGGCAACTCCATCTTCAAATAGAGTGGGAAAAGGCTGCACATCTTTCAATGATCCGGCGCCAAGAGCATGTCCCACATATAAATCACTGTTGGAAGAAGGCACATAGACCCCCTTGGACCCAGATCCTAAAGCGAAGTAGCGGTTGTGTAGATGTGATTCGACATTCACATTGTCGAAATAACCGTCCACTGGACCATTGGATTCCATGGATGCAAAGGAACCAGTAGTAGAATAGTCTAAATAAGATGTCAAAGCAACTTGGGGGGGCACGCGGCGATCCACCATCGGAAACTTCGCATATTTGGTAGAAACCGGTCGTATATCATAGAGGGGTTTCAACGGATGTGTACTATAAACCCTCTGTTGGATACGGTCATTGAGTTCATCTGTACGTTCATGTTGTTGATAAACAATACCATCGACGAGTCCTTGTATTTTTGTCGTATCTCGCAAATCCATTATAATATTCTATACATAATTTATAGATGGTTGTAAAAAATAAAAAACTTTTAATTTCGATTTGTATTTGTATACTTTTAATTGTGTTATTGTATTTGTTATTTTCAATTTTTTACAAGAGAAAAAATGTAGTAGCCGAAAAATTCCAATACAAATTGTGCGTATTAGCTATTTTTAAAAATGAAACGATGGTATTGAAAACATGGTTAGAACATTATCTACATCAAGGAGTCGATCATTTTTATTTGATCGATAATGATTCGGATGACAATCCTCTCGAAATATTACAACCTTATATAGACAGAGGAGTAGTGACGTATCATTTCGCACCTGAAAAACATAATCAGGTAGGTCATTACAGAGACATGTTTCTAAAAGAAGATTTGAAAAATAAAACGGAATGGTTAATAATATGCGATTTAGATGAATTCTTTTACGGAGTAGATGATACATTAAATAAAACACTCGATAATTATTCGGAATATGACGTCGTATTATCAGGCTGGCTTCTATTTGGATCGAATGGAACACAAATAGAACAGCCAAAAAATATATTAAAAACAATTGTCATGCGCGAAGAAGTACATAGAACAACAAAATATATATTTAAACCACAGAACATAGATGCAACTGCAATAGGAGTGCATGACATCAACCAAGAAGGATGTAAACAAATTCTTGAAAATGAAAAAATCAAATTAAATCATTATCGAATCCAGTCGAAAGAATTTTTTATAATAAAACAGAAAAGAGGCGATGTAGCTGCAGATGTTAGATATAGCGAACAAAATTTTCAAGAATATGATGGCGGTAAAACGATCAAAGATGAAACGTTGAAAGAAATTACAGAAAGATATGATCCATAATGCGTCATCCATCATCCATCCAATAATAATGTTGCAATAATGAATATAGAGAACAAATACATAGATTGTATGTGTGTATAAATATTCAATATTCAGTGGTCTTATAGTGTAGCGGTCAGCACTCCAGACTTTGAATCTGGCAACCTGGGTTCAAATCCCGGTAAGACCTTATCACACCAGAAGTGCTCTCTTAGCTCAGTTGGTTAGAGCATTCGGCTGTTAAGCATAGCATAGCATTGCATTGCGATGCATTGTAACCGAAAGGTCGCAGGTTCGATTCCTGTAGAGAGCGAAACATGAAAAATCAATATGTTCATATCAATGATGTTCATATGTATAGGTTCATATGATCATAATATTATCTATCTAGTATCATAATCAAAATGATTTCCCTGTTGGTCACGGGAGGATGCGGATTCATAGGATCTAATTTCATCAATTACATTTTTGATGAGACGAAATACAAAATTGTGAATCTCGATGCCATGTATTATTGTGCAGCAGAAACAAACATCGAACCACATATTCGCGCACATCCAACACATTACAAGTTCATCAAAGGCAATTTATGCGCCGAAGATTTAGTCAATTATATTCTGGAAAACCACCAAATCACACATGTAATCCATTTCGCAGCCCAATCTCATGTACAAAATTCATTCGAAGATTCGATTCAATTCACTCACGACAATATATTGGGCACACATACCCTCCTCGAAGTCTGTAAACGCTACGGCAAAATCGAGAAATTCATTCACGTATCCACCGACGAAGTGTATGGCGAATCCATGTTGTCCGACGAAGACGCGCAGAAAAAAACGGAACAGTCCATTCTATGCCCGACGAATCCATATGCAGCGACAAAAGCCGGCGCCGAATTAATCGCACAGGCCTATTACCACTCCTTCAAATTCCCCGTCATCATTACACGCGGCAACAATGTATATGGTCCCAATCAGTATCCGGAAAAACTGATTCCCAAATTCATCGAGCAATTGAGCCAAAACAAACCGGTCACTATTCAAGGGGACGGCAGTTGTATGCGCGCATTTTTACATGCGAGCGATGCAGCGAAAGCATTCGAAGTCATATTGTCAAAAGGCCAGATCGGCGAAATCTACAACATAGGTTGTCACCAAGGAATGGAATATTCCGTGTTGGAGATTGCGCACAAATTAATAAAGAAAATCAAGAAAATACCGGATCAAGACGCAAATCAAGACGCAAATCAAAACACAACTGAAAGTGAAGAAAAAATAAAGGAATGGATCAAGTATGTAGAAGATCGTCCCTTCAATGATACTCGGTATTACATTTCGAACCAAAAGCTGTTGGATTTAGGATGGAAGATTGAAAAAGATTTCGAAACAGGGATCGACGAATTGATACACGAATAATGTAATATAATAATATAATAAAAAATATATAGGATGACTCGTAAAAAAGTAAAAAGTAAAAAAGTAAAAAGTAAAAAAACATTAAGAATAGGAGGAGGACCTATACAATCAAAAGTAAAAACAGAAAAAGCAAACCCAGGAAGAGGAAGACAACCACAAAGACAACAAGAACCACGACCACAACCTGAACCACAACAATCAGAAGAACCCAGTTACGCAGTATTACCAGAAAAAGATATGGTTACTAGTGTAAGACAGTTAATCAAAGGAAAAGAATATTATATAGAATCATCATACAGATCTGAGTATTCAGATTTTAAAAAAGAAATTGGAACATTTCAAGGATTTGCTGATCAAGTGCGGATTGATATGAATACTCTATCATGGGGGCCTGTTACTACTGCTTATAATAATCAAGTATTTGCGGTTTTTAACCCAGTGCGACAATTAAAACCCAGAGAAAAATTATTAGAGGGAAATCAATTTCGTAATGTTAGTCATTTTCGGTTTTATAAAAAAGATAATTCGAGGTCATTGACACGACTCAGTGAAGGACTCCATAGAACTAGACCAGATATTATACCTATTCCATCGGATGTCATACGCCATATACAAGAATTTGGTTGATCAATCAAAAAAAGAAATATAATAAATAATAAATCAACATTATTTATTATGAATCCACAGTACCAAATGCAACCACAAGAACAACCACCAATACAAATGCAACCACAAATGCAACCACAAGAACAACCACCAATACAAATGCAACCACAAATGCAACCACAAGAACAACCACCAATACAAATGCAACCACAAATGCAACCACAAATGCAACCACAAATGCAACCACAAATGCAACCACAAATGCAACCAATGCAACCAATGCAATCACAAGAACAACAAATGCAAAAACCAATGCAAATGCAAGAACAACAATCACCAACATCATATCACGACCCAGAATTAGAAGTTCTCGAAGAGCAATACCAAATTGAACTACTGATGCAAGGCAAATCCACCTGTAGGATAAAACCAAGAAACACCAGTAGAGAAGAAACCGAAACAAGAGTCGAAATAAAAAGCGAACTCACCGAGAACCAGCAAATCATCAGCAGTATATTAAAAAAAATGGATCATCATTCCAAATTTTTTCAAACAGTGGACCGCGTAGATCCGCTCGAAATCAACTCCATACAAGAAGACGAAGTAGAGGATTGTAGACCATTCCCTCCCAAATCAATAATGCAAACACAAACACCACAAACACAAACACAAATACAAACACCAGAATTTGTATCGATCAGTTTCCGCAAATTCCCTCATACATGGAAATCATTTTTGCTCGAACAAAAACGCAAAAACAATAACCACGCCTCCACACATGCCTCCATTTTTTTCGAAAGCACTCTGCAAATGATTCACCTGTTGGAAAAAATGCAATCACTGCAGCTCGTTCATTTCGATCTGCAGGAAGAGACTGTATTTTATAATGAACTACAAGGCTGTCCCGTATTTTCATCCTTCGGAATGAGTTTCCAATGGACGCAAATAGAAACCAGATTCGAAAGCATCTTTAGACCGTATGAAAATTACAGACCATGGCCCATCGAAATTGCATTTCTTGCCCAACTGGCTTCCAAAAAAAGAGACAACCCAGTTAGATGGAAAGAGGAAGAATGGACGCGACAAGAAATCCGCGAAATATGCGAGAAATTTGTACAACATCCAGAATCCATCTTTCGCAAATATTTATTTCGTCAATCGATCACATCAGCCTCATCATCAACCACACAAACAACAACAACACGAGAACATTTCGTCAATCAATTGGAAGAGTATTTCGCAAACAAGTATGAAAACCAACCGGTCGAAAAGATGTTTCAAGATCTGACACAAGTTTCCATCATGAAAACATGGGATCTATACTCCTTAGCAATCCTTCTGTTGGAAACAAACACTGAACTGTTAGAGAATCAAACCCATAAAACAGCCGCGATAATGAAATATGTAGACGTATTGAAAACTGTCATCTATTCTATGCCGGAAGCGAGACCAAGTGTTGAATATATCGAAAATACAATGCGCGATATATTTGAAACACCGAATCCATTTGTAAGTTAGAAGTGATACAAAAAACATTACCCTCTGGAAAACCGAACTTTCTTGGTCATTCGTTTGTCTTTCTCCAACAGTAGTTTCATTGTTTTTCCGGAACGAGTTTTATCAGCTTCTTTGAAAAAGAAAAACAGCGAATTAATATCGTGGAAAACGAAAATAGAATCTTCGACCACTAAATCCACCAAATAAGACGGTGTTTTCACAAAATCTGTAGAATCTATATCATTTTTCTCCAAAAATGCAGACGTGTTCTCGGGGTCTAATCCAACATGGAATTGCATCCAGTGAATCAATTTATACTTTTTCCCATCATGCATACGTTTGTTTTGTACAAGTTGCAAAAGACGATCTTTATGAATGCCTCGCCGCTTTCCATTCGCCCCAGAATCAAGATCTTGCAATTCAGTTTTTTCAGAAACGATTTTGGTAATGGCCATATTTTCATCGATAAAAATAAAATGACACTCGAGAACCTTCATAGGTTCTTTAACATAAGGGTTTCGAACCGGATCTGCATCCGAATCCTTCATTTCAATCGCATCGATCCATGAAGTATCTAAACCTAAACCGTCGACATCATCGACATCATCGACATCATCGACATCATCGACATCATGAGCAAAGATTTGATCCACCGTATTCATATAAAAAATATGTATAATTCGTTTTAGAAATATAAACACATTATACACCCAATATATCCGCCCCCCCCACATGCATCCATCAAATCACGTGTTGGACAATTATCTGATGTTTATCGCAAAACTACAAAAGAAAGAGCCGTTTGCATTTGCGCATTTCAATGACGGCGAAATGCGCTATATTTTCAATTACAGCCACGACCCCATTTCACGCGGCGCACAAGAATTCGATCCCAACTTGGCACAAGACCTCGCGCAAGCATTTCTCAATCCGAATCCCCAGTTTTATAGAGGCATTCCATGTGCCACTTGTTTCCCACAGATGAATCGCGATACGATGACCCTGTTGGACACTACACCAGAAAAAATAAACACTGTACCTGCATGCGTGTTCCATCATACTTACTGGAACACCAATTATCGCCAGATGTTTTTTGAAGCTTTGAAAACTTTTCGCCAAATCACTTGGATCACAAATCCACAATTCAATATTGACAGAGTTCTCGAACCCCACGAAAAAAGACAAGTGATCTTGCCGGAAACAAATGCATACACCGTCTACAACGATCATACAAAAGATCTGACATTTCAGCCGGGAGAACTAGTACTATTACTATGCGGCCCTGTAGGAAGAATCTTGGCATCGAAATGGATCGACCAGTTTCCAGAAACGACTTTTTTATGTCTCGGGAGTTATTTCGACCACATGGCATTCGGAACACCTCATGCGTATTATTTCGAGAACTTGCATTGTCCAGGATGCTGTTTGGATTGATCCATCAAATCCATCAAATTCAAACAAATCCAAACAAATCCAAACAAATCCAAACAAATCCAAACAAATCCAAACAAATCCAAACAAATCCAAACAAATCCAAACAAATCCAAACAAATCAACAAACAAAAACCAATCAAAACAAACAAAAAAATCACATACAAAAAATAAATATATAGAATCGACAAAACGATACTATATATCAACCACCACACCCATACCCCAAGAAATGAAGACACAAACAAAAATCCACCGATGCGACGAGAACCCATTCATCGATTTCATCGCCAATATATTCAAACGCAAATACGACTACCACTGCGAATTACACAATCTACAATCCCTGTTGGAAAAACTACCGGAACCGGAGAAAGAAAAATGCGTCAAAATCCAAACCTTAGGAGTCAATGATCGACAATGTCCATTCATCCAAGATTTCCATGAAGCCGTAGATGCATCCGACGAATTCCAGAAAATATATCACACATTCATGCGCAAAAATGTGTTGCCACTTTTTCCCAACGAAACAACCTTGGTAATCCAAAAAACGCCCAATATTCGGTTCAGTTTTCCGAATTCGGCCGCGATTGGAAAAAGAAAGGAATCCCATGCACAAGAATTTGAAGAAATGATCGGATTCCACTGCGACTCGGATTTCGGTCATCATTTTTCAGAAATCAATTTTATTCTTCCAATTACTCCGATGTATGATTCCAACAGTGTGTATTATGAACATTTTGACGATGAACAATTTCAAATGTATAAAAATCTGAAAATGCTGGATCCAACGAGCGAATTTTTCCAGGGGTATTTGAATAAACTGCATCATTATAATACGATCAATCAAACGGAACATACGCGTATTAGTTTTGATGTAAGGATCATTCCATATTCCGAATACATCGAGTATCTGGATGCATTCCGCGGCACCAAATTCGAACTCGGCAAATACTATGTAGTATTAGAATAATGGTCTATTATGCATTCAACGAATTATAGCTTGATCTCAAGACTCATGTCCACCTCCTGCATGGACACGAGTCCAGTACCACTGTAATGCCCCACGGCAGACACGTCCCATTTCTGCCAAGGCAATTCCGCCCACATTTTCTCCATCGGTTCTCGCATGGACGGATCCGGATGATGAATATCGTCGAGCAATATCAACCCACGGAACCCGCATGAATACAAGGCATCCATGATCCGGCGTTCAACACCGCCAAAATGACAAATATCAATCATGACCAACTGTATACGGTGACTAGCGACGAATTCGGGTGTAATATCGTCCAACACATTTTTCACATGAAATTCCGTGTTGGATTTGGAGAACAATTTATAATCACGTCTATGAATATGGTCCTCGATGTCATACGAAATCACATGATTCGTAGGATTGTGCGATAAAGCAACGGCAGACCGACCTTGACTCGTGCCAATATCAAGGATCGTGATCCCATTAAACAGGGTCGACATGTAAGAATACAAACGATACTCGGCTTGACCAGAGGGCAATTCATAATAGGCAGTATCCACTAAATAGTCTTGGTTTTGCAAAGGAAAGGTGTCCAATGCGCGTTTATCAAGCGTGATGGTCGAGAACCTTGACATTTTTATATAATACCAAAATAAAGAATATAATAGATACACACGAACCCTTTTTCTAATAGGCGTTTTGTGAAGTTGAATGTGAAAAGGGTTTATACCAATGGGACCGACTCGAACCGTTGTTTTGCTTTTAGATATTCTACACCACCTTCTGGATGAAAACTCCCAGGAGCTAAAGGAGGTTCATATCGGAAAAAATCAAGATCTTCCTGTTTTAATTTCTTGATTATTTTTGGAAGCTCTTTTCTTATGGATTTGTCAATTTTTTCTAATTTGTTAGGGTTTATGATTTTCAAATAATGTTCTCCAACAGGGCGCATTGATATATGATCAATCACAGGACTTGCATCAGGAGATGAACTATTTTTTTTAAACTTTTTTTTATATGTAACTCGAAACACATTGCCTTTTTTATCTGTGAACGAATGTTTCCCTCTCCTTCTCATTTTCGCAGTAGATGCGCGAGATTTTGTGACCATTTCAGTAGCCGATTTCTTTTTATAATATCGTTGATTTTTCTCAACCGCGTCCGCCTTTTCATGTGTTCCATATTCACTGCGATAATCTTGTAATTTTTGTTCATTGGTTTCTTGTACCTTTCTATCCATTTCAATTTGTTTTTGTCGTAATTTATCCCATGTTGGATCATAATCATGCAAATATGACATATATATATTAATCCAAGATAGTAAAACAATCGGGCCAATACGTCGATCTGCTTTTATTCAACGGCTGGCCTACAATGACGATTTTCTTAGATCGTTCCTTGTCCTTATCGAATCGTTCCTTGTTCAAATATCCCGCCCACCACCCGATCGACGACGAAGAATTCAATATCAAATGATCACAGTGCGACATCACTGCAAAATCATGAATCGTGTCTCGCCCTTCGCTATACACCACATTCGGGCCATAAATCAATTGCTTGCACCATTCTATGTCTTCCCCATTTTCATTCCCAGGTTCTCGAGAACCTCCCGAAAATATCAAAAAACAAATATTCGTATGTTGTAAATCCGCCAAAAGTCGCGCAATGGCATTCCTCAAAAACTCCATATTGTATCCATATGAAGTGTGATATGCCTGATTGATCGTGACATCGTCACCGCGGCGAATATGCACTCCCACAATGATCCGGTCATCATCACCATTCCGAATCTTGTCCAACACGCCCCGCGCATAGTCACGATAATAAGGTTTCAAACGCAATCCCTGTTGGACTTCTTCGCGCACATTCGCAAAATACAATTCGCTCTCAAATTGCCCGTATATATTCACTCCATGATTTACATTCACTCCATTCATGCAGTGAGCATCGATCTTGTTGAAAAAATCGGCGTCATAAAACCCGCCGTCGCAATTCTCTTCCACCATACGCACGGACGATGCACCGTCCGATTCCGATTCTGACCCATTCAATACAAACGCCCGCGTCAATAGACATGTCTGTCCGTGATGTACCCGATCAGCAATCCCTGTTGGAAAAACGACGCGACCACCGATACGATGTGCAACCGATTTCATTGCCGCATACTGAAATAGCACATTGCCCAAACGGCCGTGAATACCCAATTGCGAGAAATACACACAAGGTTTTTGAAAAGAATGCAACAATTCCCCCCTATCCTCCCGCCAATGCACATTTCCACCCCCCTCATACAGATAAAACGTATAGGGATGTTTGAAACTGGCGAAATCGCCAAAATCGACACCGAAAAAACGTACATATTCAGAGGAAATCGCGTCATCAAGCGCTCCATAAATTTGCGAGACCGTGCACTTATTATTTTCCCATCCACGTTCACGCAAAAAACCCTCCAAAAATTGGAGAACCGCATTCGTAAATACACCCGGACCAGTCAATGAAAACACGTCCCCGTCGAATCGCCCCTCGATATTTTGCACACACAAATCAATACACGTTTTCAAAATAGGATGCCCAGATTCAAACACAAGCATCCACTGTAGGAAAACATTGGGATTGCCCTCGCGCGAAATAATACAGCGATCGCCATCACGAATCAATTCGCGCAATGGTCGCAACAAAGTCGAGTCCATGTCTAGATAGACCCCGCCCCAACGATACAACACCAAATATCGCCAGAAATCGGCACGCGCAGCACCGACCCTCAAACGACAAAATGCCCGATACACCCGGTCATCATATTCCTGTTGGACAAACCGCATTATATCATCATCATCAAAGAAACGATATTCATATTCAGGATTTAATTGCAGGATTTGGTGTTGGACACTTTGGAGAACCGGATGCAAATCTGAGCCCTTCTTTTTCCAGGTTTGATAGATGACTTTCGGAATTCGGATGTTTTGATCCGATACAAGGGTATTCGGAATTCGGATGTTTTGATCCGATACAAGGGTATTCGGAATTCGGATGTTTTGATCCGATACAAGGGTATTCGGAATTCGGATGTTTTGATCCGATACAAGGGTATTCGGAATTCGGTTCATTTATTTTATCTATCAAACCTTATTTTTATATATCCATCCAAACAAATCTAAAATCCGAGAACTTATCCACATAATGAGAATAGTTCAATACCTTCGAATCGAGTACGACAAATAAATCCTCCCATTTTTCCAACACGATCATGGGACAATTCAACGACATCAAATTCGCAATGAAGGGACTATGTACAACAATCGGCACCACACGTAAATATATACATTCCCAAAATCGGTGTGTATCAACACCGTTGCCTTCGGGGCAAATACAGAATTCATGTGCGGCCAATCTCTGCAAATGTGTTTCAAATGCGGTTTCGCACAACCAGTCCAATCGCGACCAAAGTGTGGACATACATTTGCTCCTCTTTTCAAAATTCGTCTCTAATTTGAATTGGAAATAAATACTGCCCGGTTTTTTCTGTTGCTGCATATGTTTTCGTACTCGAAAGATCTGTAAATTGCCGTGTGGCCACTGCGAATTGGCGAGTCCAATTGGCAACAAACGTAATTTCTCGTATTTTTTCAACGACAAACACGCATTTTGAGCGTACCACATTTCCAACAGGGGATGTTTCAGAATCGATTCGGGCCAATCGCCGCAAATGTTCTCGTCCGAATTATGTGAAATCAGTATAAACGAGTTCTGGATTCGGCAGAGAACCTTGTCAATAAATGCACGTAATCGATGACCGTAGCAGAATAAAATGCGCGGATTCTGCCATCCATCATCATCACCACCGCAAAACAAAGAAAGGTCGATGAATTTCCCTGTTTGACACCGAATCAGAGGATTGTATTCAAAATCTTCGGCGAATCCAATATAGACATCGGCCTTCTGTTGGAAAAATTCGCCTGTATAAAAATCGTCTCTATATAAAAATTCGCCTGTATTAAAAAAATCGCTCATGAATAATAATAAAGATTAATAATATATTTATAAATTTATTTATAAATATCAAATTATAATTATGAAAAATGCATAATCAAAATGACCATGTTCATATGGTTCTCGTCTGTATCGGCGAATTCCAGGAATATATCCTGTTGAACTTGACCCATCTGCTCCAATTAGGTCACACCAAGATCACCGTCATTACGAATGGCCGATTTTTCGAAAAATTTGCAAAATTCATTCAAGGTTCTTCTCCGATTCAATTTGTAGATATAGATGATGAAAATGCAATCGATTTTTCATCTTGTTCTCGATCTCAACAAAACATCGAGAACCATCGTAAAGACAAGGATTTTCGCAACGGATTTTGGATCCACACCTCTATGCGATTTTTCTACCTGTATGAATTCATGAAAACGCACAATATAAAAGATGCCGTGCATATCGAGAACGATGTTCTCATCTACCACAATGCAGATGTCCTGTTGCCTCTTATCAACCAAAAAAATCGAGAACCAAACGAAAACTCGCCAATACAATCCATCTATTTGCCCTTCGATTGCTATGATCGCAGTATTGCAAGCATCGTCTATATTCCAACACACGAAATTCTGGGGAAGGTTCTCGAAAACTATGATGCAAACAAAAATGACATGGAGAACTTTGCCCACATTCGCAAAATACATCCAGAATGGATCGACACCTTCCCCATTTTCCCTCTAGGACTCTACCCCACCGTCAAGCAACCTTTCATGGAGGAATACGCGGAAACCGACGAAATCAAATTCACCTGTAGGAATTATGAACAGTTTGGCGGATTTATTTTTGATGCAGCGGCGATGGGACAGTATTTGGGGGGCGTCGATCCGAGAAATGTTGCGCCCAATGAATATACGATCGGGTTCGTGAATGAAACGTGCGTGATTAAATACAAAGACATGGAATTTATATGGAGAGAAGTCGAGAATGTGTATAGGCCGTACTTGCGAATACATGAACTGGAATACCCCATATTCAATCTGCATTTCCACTCGAAAGAACTGCATTATTTCATATTGTATTCATAGTGAGGATTGAAAAATCACGGGCCAAGATCTCTCGCAATAATGGCCCACTTCAGGATTCGAAGACACTTCCAATTGTTCCAATAAATCCACGTAAAAATCTTTGTCTCGCTTCAATATATCGTCTTTAGATACGGCAAAGATGCCGAATATGCCAGCGTTCCCATATCTGTGACTAAATTTTTCCCCCAAAACAGTTTCGAACCATTTGCCATAAGGTCTTATTCGAGCAGGAGCGAGAGCAGATTCCGAATTTATATGTTGATTCAATTTATTGGATGCAGTCCAGTCATCTAACTGAAAATTATATAATTCCGAATGATCCGCTTCATCATTCGGGTCCAGCTTCTCCGGCGGATAATTTACAAAGGAAGTCGCGCGGGGCTCTC